AGACCATCACGAGCTTATTAAATACAACGAGGATACACGGGAAATAGCAATTAAAAACTGGGGTAAATACAACCTGAATCGTGGTGGTAAACCAATTCTTGATTGTGTGAGATCAGAACTAAAATTGGTTAAAGATACTTCACTTATTCAATGGGTCGGTGAAGGAATCCCGAATGATTCTGTACGTAACGTCTACGAGTCGTATTACGATACGTCACACGATACGTCTAACGTAACGTTGGAAAATGAGGAATCCAGTAATGATGCGGGTTCTTACGATACGTCAACGATAAGTGGACAAAAAGAAAAAGAAAATAAAAAAGAAAAACAGACAACAGAGGGTGAAGTTGGTCAGTCGTTAGTCACTGAGGAACAATTAGTATTTTTAACTAAATTCTATGATGAAAACATTCAAAGAGCATCTGGCTATATTTGCGAATGCATAGAACACATGGCACATGAAAATGATCCAGCACAGGTTTATGAAGCCATGAAAATTACTGCACTTCAACAACCAAACAAACCAATGCAGTATACAGAACGGATTTTAGCTAACTGGAGAAAAGACTTTGTAACCAACGTTGACCAACTAAAGGCGAGGGAAGAAAGGGAAAAAAATCAACGACATCAATCTAGCCAATCCTCTTATCAAAAATAAAATGGTCGTACAGAGGTAGTACCAGAGTGGTTTGCTAATCGAAGAGCCAAAATCATCTCCTGATTCTACTAGCAACACGATAGATTTCGAGGCTGAGAGACAAAAGGTTTTAGAAATGTTAGGTAAGAAGGAGAGTGTAGAGGCTTGATTAACCGAGTGGCATTAGGGACGACTTACAAAAGTTCCTGAGCTACGTTATTCACCGAAAGGCATTGCATCATGTCGCTTCACAGTTGCGGTAAACAGGACATTCCAAAATCAGCAGGTTGAATGTGAGGCAGACTTCATCAATTGCCAGGCATGCGTAAACAGGCTGAGAATCTAGCAAACTTCATGAAGAAAGGTAGCTTAATAGGTTTGGAAGGGCGTATCCAAACAGGCAATTATGAGGGGCAAGATGGCAAGCGTGTGTTTACTACTGACGTTATAGCCGACAGTATCCAATTCTTAGAGCCAAGAAACAGCACAGGAGGCTCACAGGGCATGAGAGACTATCAATTCTAGTGGAAATACAGGTGGACCATATCAAGGGGCTCCACAGGGGCAATATGGCGGTAATAACAACCAGCCGAGTTATACAAGAGCAGATGAAAATCCGTTTGCGAATAGTAAGGGACCAATTGAGGTAAGTAAGGATGATTTGCCTTTCTAAAGTGGAAAGGGTGCCCGAAAAAGAGAGCGTATGATCCTACTAAGAAATATAGAGGTTGCGAAGTATATAGGCAGTTAAGTATTGGGAAAGAATTAGAACATATTAGTAATGTTCAAAGATGGTCTAAGTGACTTTTTGAAAGATATTGTTCAGTAAAGGAAGCGTGTATAAATGTTCAAAGAAAAAAGGAGTAATTCCTACGCAAAAGGTTAATCACTCCTAACACGAAATCTATTATTTTTTAGTTTTGTCTTTATATCTCTAAATAATAGGACTTAACATTTTAAGGATAATTGAAGCATTTACGTTTATTTGTGTGCCTCCTGCTAAAGTTTGAAGGATTACTGCTGCTGCAGAAGAATGGTTCCTAAGTGTAAGAAACCCGCCGGATGGTATAGAAATTATTACCTGACCTGTGTTTTGTTGAGTACCGGCTCCTGAACCATAGACTGCCTGCGTCACCGGTGCACCATTTAAAAATAGTGTGAATTGGTTAGGTTCAACACCTGATACGATGAAAGTAACCTCGTAGATTCCTGGTCTAGTAACAAAAATTTGAGAGGTTCCAGGAGCATGCGTAATTCCTGGTGTAACTATACCTGTTGAATCAAAAATAATATCTGCTTCTACAGCGACAGTTTCAGGACTTAGATTATATATATATCCGTATTCGCATAGACCACTACATACTGTTGGTATTACAGGAGGAATACCGCCAGTAATTCCACAGAGGTCCACTGCTTTGAATGGTCCTATTTGGCTTCCGCACAAGCAGGAACGTTTATTACAGTTACTACAGTTATCCATTTTTTCACCTCCATTCATAGTTAGAGTGAAATATGGAGTAAAGGGCAATAGGCTACAATAAATTAATCATTTAGACTCACCACCGTATGAGATGGATACGTCTTTCTAGCTATTCAACAAGCCCCTGTTAGTTCAAGAATAATAAAATTACTAATTATTAATGACTAACGACTCACTAAATATTTTTAATTTCACCCCTTATTCAATTAGTCTGCCCTACAGCTGTTATTTTGCAAGTTGAAATTGCAAATCTAACGATTGTTTCAGGACTTATTGGTAAAGTACCTAACACTATGCCAAGACCTGTTTGTTCCACAATAAAATCTGCTGCAATAGAACCATTAACTGCTAAAAGATTAACTGTTGAACCGATAAGTGTATCTAGCAATTGTCTGATCGGTCGTTCGCGACAATTACATTCGCACCCTGAATTAACAGGTGGCAACAAGTTGATAGTAGGTCCTGGTGGTAAAAATCCTACCCCTGTAACATCAGAAATGTTTACTTCAAAGGTTGTCACACCATCTGTAACAGTAACTAAAAAATCATTCACTTCAGTAATTGTGAATAAAAAAAATAGAGGAGGTACATTTGGTGCGTCTGCAACAGTGCCAAGAATTACAGTTTGCCCAACAAGCTGCTGTAAGACGGACTGAAGTGGAAAAACACAACAGTCACAAAGACACGAAGAGGCGGGGGCTGAAGGACAGCAACTATTAAGTGCTGTGTACTTAACTGGCGGACAATGTCCGTTAGGTTTTATTCTAGTAATTTTCTTTTTTTTAGACATAATTTCACCCCATTATTTCTTTTATAATATGTTTAAAAGAAATATGAGATTGGATTAAAACCTATTTAGGTTTGAACAAAGATACTTTATGTGAGCAGCGCTTACTGAACAATATGAGGAAAGAAACTAAAAAGAGTCACTGAGCAAGTAGTGACCCTTAGTAATTAGGAGGCCGTGACGGTCAACCAGCGCCACAGCAAGTGCGTGCGATACACTCAATAATAATTTGTGCAAATTAAGGTTAGCTATACATTTATGTCAAAGAAAAAACCCCAGTTTTATACTGGGGAAACGGTTTGTCAGGTAAAAATATTATTTTTCTGGATAATCTACATGTAATGGTGGTGGAACTAACCAACCTTTATTTTTATTAAGACGTAGCAGCTTAGCGCCGATTAGAGCTTTTGCTGCATGGAATTGACCATACATTAAAGCAATATCTTCTCGAGTTGATGTACCCATTGCTTGACTACATGCAACTAGTCCAGCAGCAAGGTCAACTGATAGTGCAGCACTAATTTCTGGATCACTAAATTTCGCTCCTGGAGGGATATCTTCCATTCTTGCTACAGGTCTTTCAGGTGGAGCAGGAGGTAAACCGATACCATTCGTTTTTAGTATTTTTTCTAATTGTTTTACTTCATCCCTGCAAAGTTCGATTATATCTTCAATAATTTTTTTAAGATCTTCGTCACCTGCATGATTATAGAATGTTTGATAACCAGCAATCATTCCGTAGCCAGCAACTAAACCTGACCAAACACTAAATACTTCACCGTAATGCAATGGTTCATCTTTTGGATTTCCGCTAAGTATTCCCATACTACACTTCCTTTTCTAGTTTTCGGCATTTTTCAAACAAGGATAGTATGGGTGGAATTTTAAAAATAATTCATAAAAAAATAAGGTTACTGAACAATTTGAGGAAGGAAACAATTAGCTTAATCTGCTTCAAATCTAATAGCTTGAATATCTTGACAGTCTACGACAATTGTTGAACCAGGTTCTGTTTCTGGATCATTAAAGAATGCACAACAATTATTTTGATCAAAGGTAATAAAAATAACATCTTCTATTACTTGACCACCAAATAAGAAAAGATCAACTTCAGTCTGAGTTTGTAAACGTTTTAATTGATTACAAACACAACCTTTACAGCGATTATTATCTTTCTCATGATGGTTTTCCTTTTCATCACAAGAATAGCACTTTTTCCGCATATTGTGTTTAGCCTTTCTGTTAATGCTCATTTTCAATCCCCCTTCCTAAAGTAATCCTTGCCTTTCTTTATTAATTTATGGTTTGAAAATATAACTTGATTGGCAATTGTCTAGTAAGTAATGATTTTGTTTTACAAAAAAAGAAAATGGTTAATAGACCATTTTAAGTTTTCCGAAGTATCTCATAAGAATTTGGGTAAAGGAATTTTCGTTGAATACGACTTGCATAATGAAGGAGCAATTGTTGAATTTACAGATGAAGATGGATATAAGGATGAGATACGAGTGTTCACTGGACTGTTAAGTATTAAAGAAACAATATGAGAAAATGTCCATTTAATAACTTTTGGCATAACGATCGGTGAGCCGATGGTGAGTAAAAAATCTGTCCAAAATTAACAAAAAAGTCGTAGCGTCGTCACACGCTACAGCTTAGAATTGGTTTATTCCCTTTTAGGCTAGTCAGATAAGTCATTATAACACAACTTAGGAGGGCAAACCTATGTTAAAAGAAAGAACACTAACAATTACACCAGATGCTTTAGATTCAATGATTACAGACTACCACTGGATGGTTAACGCCATCAAAGAAATGCGAGCAGAAATGGTTATTGGGGCAAAAACGGCACAGTATGGAATCGAAGCTACACTACCCAAGGCAGCAGGTGGTGTAGGTGATCCAATTATGCAAGAAGCTATTAGACGTTCGAAAAATATTAAACGTGTTGCAGAGTATGAGAAGAAGCTTTTAGAGGTTCAAGTGCTGAACTGGATGTTAGATGGCAAATCACAACGGAGGATAGCAAAGGTTATGGGGTTAAGTCATACACATATTCAAAATATTAAAGATAGTATCGTGGAGCAGATGATGGGGTAACGAAAAGGGGGCTAGATTGCCCCCTTATCCTTATGCATCGATTGTTTCGATATAAAATTCAGTTACCTGAGTTTTTTCAGCATTTGTTTTAGCTTCACAAAAAAGTATTACCGGGGTTTCTTCGTCATCAAACCAAAGATACCTTATTTCTGAACAAAAGCCACTATTATCATTGTATTCGTATACATCTATGTCCATTTCTTCATCACTAGGAGGCAAAGTAAGAGTGCCTTGCATTGAAATAACTTCTTTTAATAACTCTTCAGTTTCATCGTTAATTTTATTCTCTTCTTTAAGTTTATCGTAACGTAGATTTACTAGATAAGAGGGTTCCTCTAGTTAATTGCACTATTTTTTCTTGTAATGTCATTGATAATCAACTCCTAAACTATGAAATATTTAACTAATTCCATGTTATCACCTTTGTTCTATATCTACTACATGCCATACTTTCCAAAGTTGCCATACTTTCAAGATTAGGTGAGATAAAAATAATAATGTACAATCGGAGGTAGGTCGGCGCGGTAAGGTTTTCCTCTCTTGGTATTTATAAAAACTAAATATTAGGGAAAGACAGACTGACGACCGACCTGCGCTCCATAAATTTGTCCGGAGCAAGACAAACACGGCCGCGGCCTATATTTTTTAAGAGATTAGGTATCTTAATTAATATAAAAGGCTAGTGATGGAAATTATACCCACGTTATCTGTTGTATTGTATAATCAAATTACAATATTTAAAAGGTGATGGTATTTTTGTTAACAATATTACAAATTCTTTTTTCAATCATAGTAGTATTACTCTCAACTTACTCAATTATCACAAGTGATTACCAGTTGAATTTCCTAGTGTTATTCTTCTTAGGATTATTGATGTTAATTATTGGAATAAAAGAATTTCAAAGAGAGAGAAAAGTTTCTGGTTGGCTCCATATTGGGGTATTTTTATTTTCAATATTTGTTTCAATCCAAATCTTCTTTAAATAAAGGAGTGGTTTATATGTGAACTTCGTCCACTTTCCATAGAATTCAGTCAAACTTACTAAAACAAACTTACTATAGCTTCAAAGTGCACGGAAATGCACTATAAATCTAAAACACAATTACGAAATAACGTGGTACGCTCTGCCACGATGTCAAAAGTGAGCACTCGACATTAGGATTACCACAATATTTAAGCTTTCATCTTCGGATGGAGGCTTTTTCTTTTGTAGAAAATTGTACCATTTTTTTACCTTCAGCTTATGATTGAGTGGGAGGGTATTACATGAAATATATATTTAAAATTAATGAAATACATACATACTTAAGGGATTTGATGAAAATAGATTTCTACGATAGGTGTACTATAGAATGGTTTTCACGAAAAATCTTAAAAAAGATTACAAAAGAAGAGTTGGAAGAAATGGAAAAAACGGTGATATTGGATATTAATAAGACTAGCAGAATTAATTCTGCTTTTTGGGCTGGATTAAGTGTTGTAATGGCTGTCTTTATTGGAATTTACGCAATCATAATATCATTGTCTTCAGAGTTTAAAGCAGATTTAGGTGTTGGGATGATAATGATTTTGTTTATTCTCATTGCATTACTTGGTATAATTGCATTTGCATTTAACCATGAAATATTGTTTGGGAAAAGAGTAAATAAATTACACGACTTAATTCGTATATTGATATATTTAAAAGAAAATGAAAAAAATACATAGTAATATGCTACTGATTATAAATCAGTGGCTTTTTCTTTTGCTTTGAAAACTGCATCAAACAGCCATAAAACAATTGGAATCTAGTTCAAGGGGCTATGGTGTATCGTTAGGAAGAGTGTGATACTTGAGCTTACAGGGATTAGCTATTAGCAGGGGGAGTTTGGTGTGGTTTTGAGAGCAAAAAGTTATTAAGGTTTTGCACATACCTTTTACTCTATTATGAATTGAAAGGAGAGATTACAAATTGGAATCTAAACTAGATAAGAAAAAAATACTCTATTTTAAAGTTTTTTTAATTTCAGCAATTGTATCATTAGGAGTTCTTTTGGTTATTTCATTTGTCATTCCATATTCAGTGAATAATTGGGTCATAGACAGGCCTAGGGAATAATGATAGTAGTTTAGCTGGTAGTTGGATTAGTTTTTGGGGGAGCTTTTTAGGTGGAATAGTTGGTATGGTAGCACTACATATGCTTTAATTCGAAATCAAAACAATCAACATCTCGAGTTACTCTTTGAACAAAAAAATAGTATTGATGAGGCTGCAGAATTAAATGACAAAAAAACAAGAGAAAGAGAGCATAAATTATTTCTATTAAATAAAAGTGAAGAATTGGTTGAATCAATAACCAATATGACGAAATTGATTAAGTTAAGAAATGAAATCTTCCGTAAAATTGATAATATTGGGCAAGAAATTTCAAATCTAACTAATCAACAAGAGTTTTTAAGAGATATTCATTTAGTTCATAGCAAAGAAGAATCGGTACACGAAGTTATTTTAAGTTTAATGATGGAAATAAAGTCGAGTCAATTTCGAGAAAGTGAATTATTTGCGGAAATTGAAATTGAAATTAGTAAAGTTAGAATATTATATTCTTATTTGGATTATGAAAGTGATGAAGTAGAAATAATTAACGATTTATTAAATAAAAGTAGCTACAATATGATTGAATTAATAAATAAAAAAGAATTTGGTGAGAGTTATCAACAGAAAATGGTTGAATTTAACCGAGATTTAACAAAATTATTATAATGAAATTACAAAAAAACACGTTGAAAATAATAAATTATTATTCGAAAATTATAAAAAATAGTGTCCTTTTAGGGCACTATTTTTACTTTATTTAGTTACTAGCATAATGAGGTGATTACAAAACAAACAAATGAAGATGGAGGTGGTGTTTATGAGATATGGCTAATTGGGATGAAATAAAACACGAGTGGGAAACCACAATGATTACGCTTGCTGATCTTGCTGAAAAACATAGTATAAAGCTTGGTACGTTGAAGAGCCGAAAGAGCCGTGAGAAATGGTCTAGGGATGCAACTGAAAAGGATGCAACCAAAACTAAGAAGGTTGCAACCATAAAAGAGGATGCATCCAAAGAAAAAGAAGTCGTTGAATCAGAAGAAGTTACCACTTTTGAATTAGAAGGTGATGATGGATTAACTGATAAACAACGGCTTTTTTGTATGTATTACGTCCGTTCACTGAATGCTACTAGCGCATATAAAAAGGTGTATGAATGTAGCTATCAAACAGCAATGGCAAATGGTAGTAGGTTGCTAAGTAAAGCTAAGGTGAAAGAAACAGTTGCTGAATTGAAAAGGCAAAGGCTTGAAAGTTTAGACTTAGATAAATTCGATGTGCTAGAGAAGTACAAAGCTATTGCTTTTTCTGACATAACGGACTTCATAGACTTTACTCAAGTGGAGTCGGAAGCGACGGAAACATCCGTTGAATATAATCCAGACGGTTCAAAGAAGTCCGAAAAAACAGAAGTTGTACCATACACTTACACAAAGTTTTCAATGCATCATTCGGAAGAAATCGATGGAACACTCATTACCGAACTATCAAAAGGTAAAGACGGCATGTTCAAGGTTAAACTGGCTGATAAGATGGCAGCACTTGTGTTCCTTGCGAAGTATACGGATATATTTAATGAAAACGAGTTGAAACAATTGCGTGAAGAGAAAGTTAAAGCTGATATTGCAAAGACTCGTTCAGAAACAAAGGGTAATGGCATTACAACAACTAATGTAGTGGATCTTAGTAAATTAACGACAGAGGAGTTGAGAGAACTTGCTACAAGAAATAAGCGATGAGCAATTAGATGCCCTAGCCTATGAAGCAAGTAAAGAACTCTCACGCCAGTTTTACCGTGATTATGTAGAGTTTGTTCATAACGGTCATTACGAGCACTACAGGCATACAAAATTAATTTGTGAAGTATTGCAGCGCATTGCAGATGGTGAGCAACTATCAATGTTAATTGAAATGCCACCTCGACATGGGAAGTCAATGACTGTGACAGAATCATTCCCTAGCTACTACTTAATGAAAAATCCAGATAAGAGAGTTATTGCGGCTGCATATTCTGATGGGCTGGCTAAAAAGTTTGGTAGGTTAAATCGTAATAAATTTAATGAGTACGCTAACGAACTATTTAGCATTCAATTATCTGAAGCTAACGCTGCTGTAAAAGATTGGGGTGTTGAAGGTAGGCAGCGTGGCATGATTGCCACAGGTATTGGCGGTTCCATTACCGGTCAAGGTGCCGATTTAATGATTATTGATGACCCTATCAAAAATATGAAGGAAGCAAGCTCTCAAACTATCCGAGACAACATATGGGATGAATGGGAAGCAACACTATCCACTCGTTTGCATGATGGAGCATCAGTTTTACTAGCGCGAAGCCCTCGAAAATGGATTCTTTTACGTTTACCAGCTATTGCAGAGGATGAAGATGATTTGCTAGGACGTGCGTCTGGAGAACCACTATGTCGAGAGCTAGGGTTTAATGAGCAATGGGCGGCTGATAAAAAGGTAGAGGTTGGTAGTCGTACATGGAACGCTCTTTATCAACAAAGACCTTCACCAGCAGGCGGTTCTATCTTTAAACGTGAATGGATTCGTTATTATGTGCGTACTCAAGAGCAACATAGAGAATGGGCTTTATCTAATGATGTGGCTATATTACCTACACATTTCGATAAGATGGCCCAATCGTGGGATTGTACTTTTAAAGGTACTGATACCAGCGACTATGTAGCCGGTGGAGTGTGGGGACGTAAAAAAGCACAATATTTCTTGTTTGATATTGACCACAGGCGAATGGGCTTCGCGGATACAATGAAAGCCATACGTGCTATGTCCGATAAATGGCCCAATGCACGAAGTAAATATATTGAGGATAAAGCCAACGGATCAGCTATCATCGAGATGTTAAAAGATGAGATTAGTGGTATTGTTCCGGTTGATCCTGACGGTGGTAAGGAGGCACGTGCAAATGCGGTGTCTCCTTTGTTTGAGGCTGGAAATGTATATCTACCTCATCCAAATATGTGTCCTTGGGTTGAGGACCTTGTTGAAGAGCTTGTATCCTTCCCTAACGCAGCACATGACGATTTAGTGGATATGACTACACAATCATTAAATCAATTATATACAAACAACTCTAATCCAATAGATCGCTATAAAAACTTATTAGGAAAGTAGGTGAAACGTTGAAAACAATCGACCAAGCAAAGCAATACAAAGAGGATTTCATGCAGGGTAATGGTAAGGCAAACCAAAAGGATAAGTTGACTAGACAGATTGCTGGTGTAGGCCATAAATTATCTCATGATGAAATCACAAACTTATACGGTGATAGTCGAATCGTACAAAATATCATCGATATTCCAGCCGAGGATATAACACGTAATTGGTTCACTTTGAAGATGAAAGATGATCAATTAGCTCGTAACATAATGAGTAAGCTTGCTGACCTAAAAGCTAAGAAAGCATTTAAAGAAATGTTCACTTATGACCGTCTCCGTGGAGATGGTTTTATTAGTTTAGGGGTAACACAAGCTTCTAAATTCGAGTTAAGTGATGAACTACAAATGGATAAGTTGTTTACAGTGGACTACCTACATGCTTTCAGTTCATTGAAGGTAAATGAATTCCTGATTAATGAAGACGTATTTGATATTAAATACGGGCAACTAGAGCAATTACGTATAAATCGTGCATCTAGTCATGGATTGCAAACACAAACAACAGAATCACCTGTGCACGTTTCTAGATTGCTCCATAGCCAGACAAGACGTTTCGAAGGGGAAGCACAAGGACGTTCTCTTTTAGAGCCGTTATATGACATTCTGACTGTTTTTGATACGTCTGTTTGGTCAGTTGGTCAAATCCTACACGACTTCACATTTAAAGTATATAAGTCGAAGGATATTGAGGACTTATCAACACAGGATAAGCAACAACTTTCTATGATTATGGACTTTATGTTCCGTACTGAAGCATTAGCTATGATAGCGGCTGATGAGGACCTAACAAAACAAGGTACATCAGTTTCAGGTATCAAGGATTTACTTGATTTTGTGTGGGATCTTCTTTCTGGTGCTGCTCGTATGCCGAAAACAGTCATTTAAGGGCAAGAATCAGGCACTATTACAGGAGCGCAATATGATGTAATGAACTACTATTCTCGCATCGTTGCAGACCAAGAAAATGAAATGAAGCCCCATTTAGAAAAGCTCATTCGTATGCTACTGATGTCAGAGAAAGAGCTTGGGGGACGTATTGACCCTGAAACACTAGAATGGGAGATACAATTTAATCCGTTATGGAATGTGGATGCTAAAACTGATGCTGAAATTCGTAAGCTAGTTGCTGAAACAGATCAGATTTACTTACTTAATAACATAATAACGGCTGATGAAATCCGTGAGGCGCGTTTTGGTCAGTTTGGTTTGTCGGATACGCTAAAATTCAGTGGAGATGAAGCAGACCTAAGGCAGTTAGCGAACAACGTATATAAAGGTTGGAGTGGTACGATTGGCTAAAAAAGTGCCAATTACTCGTTTTCCTGATGCTGCAACTGTTAGTTATAGTCGAGCGATAGAAAAGATGATTACAGAACTTGGATTTGAAACACTAAGACTGTTTGAAAAACACATTGTGCCACAACTAACAACAAGACAAGATGCCTCTTTCGTTGAAGATGGCCTACTAGATGGCCTCAAGAAAATGTTTAATTCCCTGAAGAGTAAAGCGAGTGAGATTTTCACGACTAAGCGAAGTGATCTCGCTGCATCAACTTTCGTAAAGAACATCAATCGCTTTAATCTTCATAACCTTGAGCAACAAATGAAGGTGAAGGGTATTGATTTAGTCTCTACAGAACCATGGCTAAAAGATTTTCTGCACACAAAAATTTCAGAAAATGTAGCTTTTATAAAATCTATTCACGAAGATTATTTCGCTAGGGTTGAGAATGCTGTTAGAGATGGTGTGAAACAAGGACGCACTATAAGACACATACGTGAGCAACTCGAAGAAGAGGTCGGAATTTCTAAGAATCAGGCACAGTTTATTGCTGTTAATCAAGCAGGCACCATTCTTGGTCATATGACTGCCCAAAGACACCAACAAATCGGCATAGATAAGTTTAAATGGCTCACATCACACGATGAAAGAGTAAGAGATTCGCATAAAGCTCTTGGTAATGGAGTCTTTTCTTATGATGATCCACCGACTGTAAATGGTCGTATTGTATTACCAGGTGAGGATTATCGTTGTCGATGTGTAGAAATTCCGGTATTTGGATAAATTGAAACTTTTCCCTGTTTTTTTCGTAAAGAAAAATGGAGGTGAAGAGTATGAATGAAAAAGATGCAATCGAAGTGTTTAACGCAATAATGAACGGTAGCTTGAAACAAGGTTTGGATTTAGCTGGCGAGAAAATGGAATTAGACACAGAAGGTTTAATATTAAAGACTACATGGAAACTCCAGAAGGGTATTTGACGGTCAATGTACCGATTACCCGACCTGGTGTTTTTCCATATCAAAGACAAGATGGAACGGTACAAATGGAGGCGAAACTGCCAGAAGATATTTTCAGTGATCGTACTATTTATTCAGCACGTTCTAAGCCTGTTACTGATGGTCACCCTAATGAGCCATTAACTATTGATAATTATCAAACCTATGCGAAAGGTATGAGTCATACAGATTCGCGTGTAGAGGACTTCAAACTCTATATCTCATTGACTGTGACGGACAAAACACTCATTGGAAAAATACATGAGGGATACAATGAAATTAGCATCGGTTTCTTATCAGATGTAGTTGCAGAAAGTGGAACATATAACAGAGATCAGTATGAATATGTACAACGAAATGTTGAAATAAATCATATTGCAATCGTAGAAAAAGGTCGTGCAGGTCCTGAATTTGCTATACGTTCTGATTCAGACGCATGGCAAATTGATGAAAAAGAAGGAGGAAACACTAAAATCGATAAGTCATGGCTTGATAAATTCGACCAAGGTACGATGACAAGCGGTGATTTTGAAGGTTTGAAAATTATCATTGCACAACGTAGCGCTTAACAGCAAATGCCTGTTACCTTAATTGGTAATCGGCTTTTTTATTTTATTAACATAGAATCAAATTATTTACAATGAAATTAATAGTAATTATTGTTAAGAATTTGTAAAAATAATTAAATTCACTACCTGATAGGAATGTCAAATGAAATCAGTAAAAATTTTAAAAAACATTACTTTGGCACCGCTTTGTTACATGAGTACCGCCAGAATTTGGCGTGATTGATGGCGCAATGTGGCGTTTTTTGTAAATTCAATGTAAATTTCACGCCAAAAATTGGCGCGGTTAGAGTATTGGTAGGGGTATTTCATAATGATAGGATATTAGTAACTCGAGAGTAATGGAATGTTATAACATTTTAATTTTTTAGGATAACGGAGGATTAATTTTGAAGAATAACATATTTAGAAATATTATAGGATTGATTTGTTTTACATTAATTTTTAGTATTGTTTCACCTAGTTTTGCATTTGCAAGTGAGCCCGAGGGTTTGCAAATAAATGATTCTTTTAATCAAGAAATAAATAATGAACAAGAAATAAATAATGAACAAGAAATAATTAATGAAACAGATGGCGAAACAGATGTTATAAATCAAGATTTAGGTGGCCCAAGAATTGATTTAGAAGATGAAATTCAAATCGAATCACGTATAGCTCCTGTAATTCCTTTATTAGCAACTGTTACTATTAGATATGGAGTTCCGTTTTTAGCAAAGACTGCTTCAAAACGTATAGTTTATGTATCAAAACATGCTACTGAACAAGCAATAGATCGTAAAATTACTGCAAAAATGATTGATAAAGCTTTGACTGATGGAGAGAAATATGTAGATGGATTTAGTGGGGCACGAATTTCTTGGGATCAAAGCGGAAATGGTATCGCTGTTCTACTTAAAAAAAATTCAGATGAAATTGATACAGTTTATCCAGAAGATCATAAGAAACTTAAGTGGTTAAAAAGTTCTTGGAAATATGTAGGGGATTTCAAGTAATAGTAAAAGTATTTCGAGAAAAATTACTACCGACTGTTTGTTAAAAGTTCAACTAGATACAATAACAATCCATGGTATATTAACTATGGATTGTTATGATTTATCTTGTTATTCTTTAAAATCAAATAGAAAAAAAAAGGAGTTTATTTATGGTTATATTAAAAGATTGCACTAGTAAACCTAGTTGTGAAGTTGAACTAAATTTAATATCAGTTGATGATTCGAGTGTGAAATTTGAAATTTATTTTCGCTCTGGTAACAGTTTTCCTATTGTTCATTCATCAAAAATAAATTGTTTAAAAGAAGATTTTCTAAAATTGTTAGATGATTTAAAACAACTTGATAATACACATCTAAGTATGCTAGAGCCTCAAGATCCAGGGTTGTGTATTTATCATATTCCTGAATATGGAACTTACTACTTTCCTGAATACGGTTTTCTTCAAGTTCCTGATAATGAGAGAGAAAGGGAGTCTCGTTATAAATTAATTTTTGTATTAGATGCAGGCGATAAAAATCATCTGGTTGCAACAGCATGTGGTCCTGCACTATGTCTAATAGTAAAAATGGAACAAATTAATGAATTCGTAAACAGTTTAAAATCTGAGGTAAATAGTCTTTGA